AGTCTGGACAATTATCTCGACTTGGTTGGATATGCTGGGATCGCTGCGGATATGGTGGAGGAGGAGCTATGAATTTTACGGAATATCAAACGAAAGCGTTGGAGACAGCAATATACCCAGGCCGTGGTAAAAGCCTGTATTATCCGGCGCTGGGTCTCAACGGTGAGGCAGGCGAAGTCGCTGAAAAAGTTAAAAAGCTTGAGAGGGACAACGGTGGGATTCTTACGGACGAACGAGCCGAAGACATAGCAAAGGAGTTGGGTGATTGTCTCTGGTATATTTCTGAACTGGCTACACAGATCGGGGCAAGCCTGGAGGCAATCGCGCAGATGAATATTGAAAAGCTGGACTCTCGAAAAGTACGTGGGAAGATCCAGGGTGATGGCGATAACCGGTAATTTTGAAGCTAAAGCTTGACATATTCTTATATTGTGATATTTTGAAAGCATGACAAAAAAAAACCAGAAACCGCTGTATGTAATGACGCCCTCGGACTTGTATGAGGAAGTCCGAAGGCGTTCGTTTGATACTCGAACAAGCAAGGCTGAAATTGTCAGAGAAGCTTTGCGGGAATATCTGGATAGGCGAAAATAATGCCTACAACTCCACCCCGCCCATGCAGGCGTTGCAAACGAGTCTTGACAACAGATACATATTGTCAGGCTTGCAAAGCGGTCGTAAAAAAAAAGCGCCAGGATCATGACACAAGATTTCCTGCCAGCAAGCGGGGATATGATTGGCAATGGAGCAAGGTAAGAAAAATGAAACTGTCAATCAATCCGTTATGTGAGATGTGCTTAAGAGAGGGCCGAACAACAGCGGCTGATACAGTTCATCACGTTGTTGAGATTGATAAAGATCCGTCACTCAGGCTTGATCTAAAAAACTTGATGAGCTTGTGCCGGGATTGTCATGAGAAGATCCATGGGCGGGTTAAGGCTGGCCACGGGGTGGACGGTATGCCGGTTGGTGGAAGAGATGGCTGGTGTTCAAACAAACAATAATTGGTGAAAGGAGTATGGATATGGCTGGATTAGACAGATTGTTAAGAGTAAATGCGTTGAAAGATAACGGCTGGATTGAGTCGGAAGACGGCCGGTTGACTCCACCGGATCGTTTGTGGCGTGATAAGCCAAAGAATTTTCACGTCTATGATGCTATTGAGTTGCATGGATACTTGGGAGATCCGGCAAAGATGACCGATGAGCTCAAGGATTATTGTGGGGTTGAGGGGGATAAATGAAAACACCAATTCAGATAATCCGGGAGCGTAAATACGCACTTGAACGGGAACTTGAAAGCAAGCTAACTGATGTTGATGGCATAGTGAATGTTTTTGTCAAAGAAACAGGTGTTCCCGTATCTGGCATTAATATAAAGTTACTTGAAGCCACAACCATTGGTGGACCCTCTGAATATCATGCGAGCGGGGTGGATGTAGAATATGAGTTGTAACAGGGAGGGGGTGCCTCAGATCTGCAGGAAGGTTTAGGTAACAAACCGATGCGTTAGCCTTTTTTTGCCTACGCCACTTCAACTACCTGGGATCAAAAGGAAAATCAATGCCATATCCAAAAAAACCAACAGCCTTAAAAATATTACAGGGGACGGACCGTGCCGACCGACGCAACAAAAACGAGCCAAAACCTCCCGTTTCCGCACCAAATCCCCCGGAACATCTGTCCGAATACGCAAAAGAAGAGTGGGATAATATCACAAAAATACTTTTACCCCTTGGCCTGCTGACAGAACTGGACAAGGCAGCTTTGTCTGGATATTGTCAAGCCTATGGTCGGTGGCGGTTAGCTGAAGAACAGTTGAATAAAGAATCCCTGGTAATAGAAACACAATCTGGCAATGTAATTCAAAACCCACTGGTGGGTATAGCAAATAAGGCCATGGAGCATATGCGAAAATTCATTTGCATATTTGGATTATCGCCTGCGGACCGGAGCCGGGTGTCGGTTGAAAAGCCCAAAAAAGAAGAGAACCGCTTTGCAAAATTCAAATAGGAGGTCCACTTGAAATTATCAGACCTTACACCGCTGCCCGACAACCCCTGCAAAATCACAGACGCGGCAATCGAAAAATTGAAACAGTCAATCCAGCGTGACGGCAAGTTTATGGAGGCCCGGCCAATTATTGTGGACCCTGATGGGGTGATCCTGGGTGGAAACCAGAGGCACCGGGCTTGCCTTGAGCTTGGCATTGATGAAATACCGGATGAATGGGTGCTGCGGGTGGATTGGACAGAAGGTGAAGCCAGGCGTTTTGCCGTGGTTGATAATGCGCCTCTGGGGATGCCCGGGGAGTTTGATATTGATCTGTTAGACGGGCAGTATGCATCGGAGGAATTGATTGATATGGGCTTTGATGCAGACATTAATGCATTTGATTTTGGCGGCGGGGAAATGCTATAAATGCCGAGCGGTGACAAACCGACAATGAGGATATAGACCAATTCCATACCCCCTAACAAACAAACTAAACGCATATGCCCGGTCAGTCACATCCGGCAAAACCCCGGCCTGTCTCCAGATACGGCAAGCCTGTCAGCGGCATCTTGATGATATCAAAGCGTCAACCAAAAAAGGCAACACCTACCCATATCGATTCGACAAAAACAAATCAGAGCGTATCCTTGATTTTGCTCAAAACATGAAACACGTAAAAGGCAAATGGGCCGGGCAGTATTTCAAGCTGGAGCCGTGGCAGTGTTTTTTTATGGGAGTTCCGTTTGGTTGGGTCAGAAAAGAAAACGGCTTGAGGCGGTTCAGGGAGATATACGGAGCAATTCCAAGGAAAAATTCAAAATCAACTATGGGTGCCATCATCGGCCTGTATATGTTTGCCATGGACGATGAGCAGGGCGCTGAGATTTACAGCGCAGCCACATCAGAAGCCCAGGCGTTTGAAGTTTTTCGTCCGGCCTGGCAGATGACAAAAAAAGCACCGGATTTTAGGGAGTATTTCAATATTAGCCAGGGTGGATCTGACAAGAATCCTGGGAATATATATTCAATGTCTTCAGGTTCCAGGTTTGAAACAGTGATAGGTAAGCCAGGAGACGGAAGTTCGCCGCATGCCTATTTGCTTGATGAGTTTCACGAAGCAAAAACAGAAGAGTCCTACGACACCGGGAAGACCGGAATGGGCGCCAGATCGCAGCCCATGATGGTTGTCATAACTACAGCCGGAACCAACACAGCTTATCCCTGCTATGCCCTTCAGAAGAGATGTGAAAAGGTCTTGTCGGGTGAATTGGTAAATGATGAATTGTTCGCGCTGATTTATACAATAGACAAGGACGATGACTGGACAGCAAAGGAAACCTGGAAGAAAGCAAACCCAAATTACGGCGTGTCAATTTACGCTGATTTCCTGGAATCCCAGAGAAAGACTGCCATTCAAGACCCACGGAAACAGAACATCATCAAGTGTAAGCATTTAAATATGTGGAGCAATGCCGGGGACGCGTGGATGAATATGGTTGAGTGGGGCAAATGCTATGACCCGGATATCAGGGTGGAACAATTTGAAGGCAAGCCGGTTTTCCTGGGACTGGATCTGGCATCAAAGATTGACGTTGCTGCGAAAATATATCTGTTCAAAGAGGATGAAACGTATTATCTGTTTGCAAAATACTACATCCCTGAGGAAAGAACTTTTGATGAAGAACATGCCCATTACGCCGGATGGTGTCATGATGGATACATGGAAGCAACTCCAGGCGCCAGGATAGATATCCACTTAATCCAGGAAAGTATAAAGCAGGATGCCAAAAAATTTGGACTGGCAGGGTCTGAAAACGGAAGCGGCGAGGTGTGTAATGACCCATGGAACGCCCAGCAGCTTATCACCAATCTTATTGATGAAGGTGTGGGTTGCGTCGAAGTGCCGCAAACTGTCACAATGCTTTCTGAGCCGATGAAGGAGATTGAAGCTTTGGTGAAGTCAGGCAAATTCAAGCATGACGGAAACCCTGTCACGACATGGATGGTTGCGAATGTGTGTTGCCGTGTAGATAAGAAAGACAATATATTTCCGTTTAAGGAAGGTAATGAAAACAAAATTGACGGTGCAGTAGCGCTAATCACTGCTATGTCCAGGGCGATGTATACGCATGTGGATGAGAGATCAATATATTTAACCCGTGGGGTGTTATCGTTTTGATAGAACTACCAAAAAAAGGCTTGTTAAGAGTCGATGAAGTAGCAGAATTTTTTTCTGTTAATCCCGTAACAGTCTACCGCTGGATATCCGACGGCCTGATTACAGCCGAAAAATACCGAAAAATTATCCGTGTGCATCGGGAATCAGTTATTGCGTTCCGTAAAAATTCTATCATTGATCCTGAAGAAAAGTTCGCGATGTAAAGCCGTGCAGGCTATTCAAAAAACAATTTCAACGAATAAATTTTTAAAAAAAATCATATCAAGGGCTTTTTTCGTTTCTGCAATATCCTCCAATATCCTCCATTCCATATCAAATAAGCACAAAACGCTGATAATGTAGGCGTATTTAAATTATCAAAAGGCCAGAAAAAGAAATGGCATTTATGAGATTTACATTTTCAGTGTTTTCAAGAATTAAAGCTATTGCTTTGACCCCTATCGACATCAGAGATTTATTATATTTTCTCGGGCTCGGACTTCTTTCTTATGGTGTGTATCTTATTAAGCCGTATCTTGCGTTCATAGTATCAGGCATAATTTTGATGTTAACCGCTTATATGTCAGGCGGTAAATAGTGGGTATTGTATCTAAAATGGCCCGGCCCAAGGCGATATCTCAAGAGATGGAAAGGGTTTTACGGGAAAATTTTTCAGGCGGTTCAACGGCTGCCGGGACATCTGTTTCAAGCGCAACAGCGATGAGGCAGGCAACTGTATATTCTTGTGTCAACGTCCTTTCCAGGGCACTGTCTCAGCTTCCGTGCCACCTCTATACGATAGACGGCAGGAGCAAAGTTAAGGCGTTAAACACAAAAGAGTATAGGCTAATCCACAACCGGCCAAACGACTGGATGACGCCCAGCGAATTCAAATCTATGATAATGAACCATCTTTCCTTGCGTGGGAATTTCTATGCTTATAAAGGTGGAAATGCAGGAAGCGTGACAGAGCTTTTGCCGTTTCACCCGGATAACATGGTTGAGGTTACTCAGGATAAAGACTGGTCAATCAAATACAAGGCCCGTTTCAAAAACGGCGATGAAAAAATCTTTGATTCAAGCCGGATACTCCACATAAAAGGCATGGTTTCAGATGGCTTCACCGGTGTGAATCCCATTCAGTATATCCGTGAATCCATTGGTTTGGGTCTGGCGGCTGAAGAATTTGGTGCAAGGTATTTTGGTTCAGGAACGCATCCCGGAATGATTGTAGAACACCCTGGGAGGCTTGGAGAAGAGGCTTACAACAACCTGAAGGGGTCGCTTGATGATAAATATTCAGGTTTGGGCAAAGCACACCGCCTAATGCTTTTGGAAGAAGGAATGAAGGCTCACAAGATAACCATTGACCCCAAAGACGCACAGTTTCTTGAACTGAGGCAGTACCAGCGGTCAGAGATTGTGGATATCTTTTTTGCCATTCCCCTTTCCCTTATCAATAAATCCGATGCCAACGCCACCTTTGCCAGTGCAGAGCAGTTTTCTATCAGCTTTGTGGTTTATACGCTGGTGCCGTGGTTGGTGTCCATAGAAGAAGCGTTTAATAGAGATATCCTTTCCAGGCAGATGCAGGACACCCACTATTATAAATTCGTGACCCAGGGCCTTTTGAGAGGGTCGTTTAAAGACCAGATGGACGGCTTTGCAACAGCTATTGATAAAGAGATACTCAACCCAAACGAGTGCCGGGAGCTTTTGGAAATGAACCCATACGAGGGCGGTGATGTTTACCGCACCAGAACATCCACAGTCCGCGACGGCGGAAAGGCGGAATGATGAAATTATCCTATAGGAATGAAAGAAATGCCCGGTTTATCTCTGAATTTTACAACAAGCCCCTGGAAAAGCCGGACTGGTACAAGATTGAAAACGTGACCGACGACGAGGCAGAGATCCTGATCTATGACTATATTGGCTGGCCGTTTAACGATGCCGCTGATTTTGTCCAGACCATCCGGGGGATCACCAGTCAGAAAATCACCATCCGGATCAACTCACCTGGCGGGGATGTGTTTGACGGTATCGCAATCGCCAACGCCATTGCCGCGCATCCGTCGAAACCTATCACCAGAATTGAATCACTGGCCGCATCTGCTGCCTCTTACATTGCCGTGTCCGGCCATGAAAAACAGGCATACAAGAACACCATGATTATGATTCACGAGCCCATGACTGGCATGTGGGGTAATCAGCATGACCTGAGAGACGTTGCGGATATCCTAAAACAAATCAATGACCAGATGGTTGATATATATGCGGATCATACAGACGTTGGCAAGCGTGAATTAAAATCCATGCTCAAGGAAGAAACATGGATGACAGCAGCGGCGGCAAAAGGAAAAGGGTTTGTTGACACCATCCTCCAGGCCGGATCTCCCACAGAGGCAAAATTTGACCTGTCCATGTTCGCAAAAACCCCGGAACAGTTTCAATCCGAATCGGAAAAACCAACCAAAAGAACCATCGAGAGGGCCTTGCGGGATGCGGGCATGTCTCGATCACAAGCTAAAGCCTTGCTTGCGGGAAGCCAGCGGGATGACGGCGATAGTGAAGAACGGCTGAAAAGCCTTGAAGCGCAGATCGCTGCGCAGGCAACCCTATTAAAGTTTAAAGGAAATTGATTATGACCACTGAATTGAAAGACACAATTGAGGCAATCGGAAA